CTCCCCTTCAGGACCTGCGGGCTGTTTGGTTGCTCTTGCCATAATCTGTTTCTCCTTTCAGATTGAAAAAGCGGGGAAGGGAAGTCCCCCTCCCCGCTCTCTGCTTAGTTACCGGCAGCGTTGGGCTTTCTGGTCGCTACACTCTCCAGACGGATGATGTAGTCGGGATGCAGGATCTCCGTGACCTTCGTTGCCTTCCAGCCGATGGTGGCGCGCTGGCTCAGCGGGTCTTCCGTGCCGCCGCTGCCGAGCTGGTGGACGATGGTCTCCAGGCCGCCGCCTTCTACTTCGGTGGTCGCATAGGCGTCCTTGCCGTAGAAGATGCTGCCCATGACGCTGATACCTTCCTTGCCGCCCTCACCCGGATAGATGTAGGCATCGTCGGCGATGCTGCCGAAGTTGGTGCTGGCAAAGGTCAGCGTGGTGCTGGTGTTGTCGGTGATGGTCGCCGACACACCGTTGATGAGGATCTTGCGGCCGATCAGGGCGTCGTCCTCGACAGTGCCGCCGTCAAAGGCGAGACCGGTGATGGCACCGGAGTAGCCGCCGCCGTGGTTGACCTTCAGCGTGCGGCTGTCGGGCGCGAGGTCGTCGCCGCGGAAGATCTTCGCCTCGGAGCTCGCCATGAAGCGCACGCCGCCGACCTCGCCGAGCTCGCCGTTGTACAGGTTGCTGGTGTCGACGTACTTGTGCGGGTCTCTCCAGCGCGGATCGTGCATCAGGTCATACTTCATGAACGGATGGATGATCGCGTGGTAGAAGCCGTCGTCGAACTTCGGGACGTTGCCCGCTTCGAACTCGGTCACGATCTGCTCAACCAGGTCGACCGTAGCGACACAGGTGGTGTCCAGATCCTTGCGGCTGGTGACTTCGGTCTCCGCGCTGCCCGGACCGGCGGCAAGTTTCGGCGCGTAGAACACGCTGGTGCCGGAAACAAGCACGTTGCGGCTGACGGTGTCGAGGGAGACGCCGGCCTGATCGCCGAGACCCTTCAGGCCTTCCGCGATGACATTGTCAACGTGGGTGAGGTCCAGCAGGTCGGACACGGTGATGTAGTAGCCGTACTGCGAGATTTCCGCTTCGATGGTGTACATGTTGAGCTTGCCGCCGTCGGGGGTCACGCCTTCGACGAGGGTCGTCACAACTTTGGGAAGCGGGCTGAATCCACGGAACTGGATTTTCTTACCGCGATTGGCCGGGATGGGCTTCTTCACGGCGTCCTGGTCGTGAACCAGCTTCGGGCCCACGATGTCGAGCAGCTCGTCATCGTAGAAGGTCCGCATACCGGGCGACAGGTCGTTGCCCGGCGAGTTGAGCAGAGTGGTCTGCGTGTTCATGTCCGCAAACATCTGCAGGAATCTGACTGCGAATTTGTAGGTTTTCATGTTTTCTGTCTCCTTTTCATTTTGATGTGAGAGGAGACTGTCAGGGCTCAGTCAAAGCCGATCTTTTCTCCTCTGGCTGCCCGCCGGAGAATCTCCTGGCGGTCTGCTTTGTTGAGCTGCGACACGTTTCTCTTGCTGACGGTGGTAGCCTGGTTTCCCATCGCGCCTTCCTGGGGACGCTTCATCCCGGATGCCACATGGTTGGCAACCTTCCCGGCGATCTTCCCGGCCGTGAACTGCATGGCGCCGCCCATGATCTCTTTGAGATGCAGGGCTTCAAACGCCTGTTGCAGGGGGATGCCGCTCATAAGAAGTCTGCGGAGTGCAGGGTCCTGGAGCTGTTCGCGGATATCGAAGCCGGGGTAAATCTCTTTCACCCTGTCCGCTTCCTGCATCCACTTGGCGAAATCCTGTTCCGCCCGCTCCTTATTCTGCTTTTCTTCCATCGCCTTCTTGAGTGCGGCGTTCTCGCGCTCCATCTTGCGCATCTGCTTGACCGCTTCCACGGTCATTCCCTTTTCGAGGGCTTCATCCTCATAGAAGGTTTCGTCGTCCTCAATGGCCTTGCTCAGTGCATCAACGTCGTTTGTGTCCACGCCGTATTTCTGAGCCAGAAGGTCGAGCACCGGGGACAGGGCGTCATAGCGCCTCACTACCTCTTCCGTGCCTTTCAGGCGCTTGGAGATTGTGTCCTTAAGCCGGTCTTCGTAGAGGTCCTTGTACTCACCCTTGATGAGTTCCTCGAATTTTGCTGCTCTTTCGTCAGCGTTTACCGTTTCCTGCCCGGCGGCGGCAGGGTCCGCCTGCGTGCCATACTGCACGTTTGCCAGCGGATTTTTTGCGCCCTGGGTTTGCGGCTGGACGGGGGCCGCTGCTGTCTGTCCGGTTGTCCCTGCTACGGTGCCGCCTTCCCCGCCTTCAGCGAAGAGCTGTAGGAAGCGATAGCCGGGACGAAAAGTGAATCTGTGCATAGATGCCTCCTGCCCGTCGGGGTGGGCGAATCCCTTTAATCTGTCCGTAAGGTGGACGACTCCTTTATTGAAAAGGCTTCCAGTTCAGCCTTATCAAACGTTTTGATCGAGACGAACTCGTGATATCCCCGCCAGATGGCAATCATGCCCGTCTGGCAGAACAGGAAGGCCAGCAGGACCTTTCCCATCGCCTCAGGCTTCGGCCGCACCTTCACGGTCATAAGCCCGTCTTTCCCGACAATGATCTGCGGCGGGCAATCCAGGTCTCCGTGTTCATCCATCATGGTTACTGTGTCTGCCAGAGCTACAGAGAGCGCCGAGATTCCGGCACAGACCACATCATCGCCGTTCGGCGAGTAGCCCGCGTGCCCTTCCGACTTCATGCAGAGCTTTCCTTTGTTCACATAGAATCGAACGTCAACCATGTTCTCACCTCGGTGATGCGCCAGCGGCTACTCTGGCCCTGGCTTTTTTCGTGATGTTGCTTTCCTTGACGTTTCCGTCTCCGAGCAAATTGCTGGCATCAAGCGGCTGCGCGCCTTCCGGCATCGGCAGATTGCTTTCCTGAATCCGCTGCGCAAGAATGCCGGCAATGTTGCTATTGTGCTCTGCGTCCAGCGTTTGAGCCAGACGCATGGCGAACATCTGCGTTTCCAGAAGCATCTGAAGCAGCGTCCTGTTCTGCTGAATCTTCTCAATGACGAAATCTTTGCGGTCAAAGTCCATCATGTCCAGGCAGGCCAGCGCCGCGTCGGCATTGTTCGGCGCGAAGAACCCGGCATTGTACAGTTGCAGCGCAAGCTCGTTCTGTGCCATCTTGCTGTATGGGCTCTGTTTCTCGGCTGTGACTTCGATATCGAACAGGGGCAGGCGATAGCCTACCTCTACTCCCATCTCCATCGGGACGCCGTTGACCATTGTTCCCTGCGGCTGCGGCAGGATGTTCTCATTGCTGTAAGAAATGAAGTTTTCCGATCCGTTCTCTCCGAGGATGCGGAAGTACCGGGGGACGTCGTAAAACTGGCGGATCAGCTCAATGCAGACCAGAACCACTTCCCGGAAAGCGCGGTAACTGCCCTTGTTCAGATCACGAGAGAGCTTGTTCCCGGCTTCCTGCATTGCTGCAATGGCCGAGGCAGCCGTCACGCCGCCGGTGGTGCCGCCGGTGGACACGTCGCGGTTTCCGGTGGTCTCCTTCAGCTCCTGAATCTTGTTGGCAAGAATCTCGACGTAGATCTGATTCAGCGGGTTCGGCTGGACCGGAAGAACACTGTCCTGCCCGAGAGCGCCGTCCACGTGCACGAAACTCTTTGTGGCATCAGCATATTCCTTTTCGTTCACGCCGCCGTCCGTGCGGATGAAGTGACGCGGGCGGGCATTGAAGAGCATGTTCTGAAGAATCGCCTGATCTCCCCGGTCGATATACTCCTGTGCGCCTTTTCCGATGTCGATGAACCCGAAGCCGGTTGGAGTGCCTTTGCAGATCATGAGCGGGTCGAACACAAACGGGTAAAGTCCGTGATCGTACCAGCCGCGTTCTGCGTACTCCGGGTCATTCTCCGTCGCAAACAGGGCGTCGTCCTGCCCGGCAATGAATTTGCAGTAATGCAGCACGGTCTTCCCGTTCTGCCCGCGCTTCTTATAGTACCAATCTACAACCGCACTCTTGTCCGACGTGTCCACGGTATCATCGTAGATGTACTTCGTCAGCTCCATCGGCGCGCTTTGCAGCTTATCCTTGAGCTGCGGATAGTCCTCTTCCAGAATATCGTTGTCCTGGAGTGTGACATAGAACAGGTTCCGGCTCTGCTGGATATCCGTGATGCCGGATTCCCAGAACAGGTTAATCAGATCGACGTTCACGATGTCGATATCACCGAGGCCGTTGTGCTTGGACGAATCCCAAAACACGCCGTAGACGCCGGTTCCGTTCTTGATCTTATCTTCCTGCTCGGCAGAGTAGGTTCCCTCAAAGCCGCACTGATCCAGAACCACAGGGATGATCGAGGACAGGGTTTTCGCCTCGCCCTGGTCTCCCTTTTCTCTCGGCAGGATGTTTGCGGCAGGGTAGTTGTCCATAGCGTCAGCGTGCTTATTGGCAATACTGTTCAGCAGCCATGCGCTCGCCGGTTCAACCTGGTCGTTCTCTTTCTTCCTCATGCACTCCCACTGGCGGAGTTTGTACCACTGTTCATTGTTCACAAGCCGTTTTTCCAGATTCGCCTTGCCCTTCTTGTACTTCTGAAGGGTGCTGTATGCTTCTGCGATCTCCGGGCGGCTGATCGGCTGCCGCTGATAGGGTTCAATCTCCCCAACATCCGGCACCGCGCTCATATCGAGGCTTTGAGCCACAGCAACGTCTCCCGCGCTGAAAACATCAAAGCTGTCCCCGACGGATGCCGCGCCGTCTCTGGCGAGCCTTCTTTTGTCGTTAATCCTCGGCATGGGTAAATCTCTCCATTCTTGCGATTTTCGGCGGCGGCAGCAGGTCTTCCTCGTTCAGTTCCAGCGCCAGATGCAGCGGGTTCTTGCTGAAGGTGCTGGGCTTGACCGGAATCCTCGGCTTGATGGGCCTGCTCATCAGGAAGTACCGCACTTCATCCGCCACATGGTCCTCGCCGTCCGTGTCCAGGTCTTCAGGCTTGTGGTCGTCATACATCAGTGTCGGCATGGTCCGGATAAACGCCTTGCAGGTGTCAAACACATACATCATCGGGAAGCCGTTGTCGTCGAAAGCAAGCCGATAGTGGCACTGCATCCAGCCTGCGAGCCTCTCGTGGTCGCCCTTGTCGAAGTACACGCCGTATTTCATGGCGGTCTCTGCGATACTGACGCCCCGTTCCGCGTTCCAGATTGCGGGGTCCGCGACGCCGAAGATCTGTTTTCCTTTGAGCCATCTGTGCTCCTTCTCCACGTCCCGTATGGATTTGAATACGGTTTCAGGAATCCACTTCACACCCTCGTTCGGTGTGTCCGTGCATCCGTAGAGCTCCAGGATGCGGTAAACAATGCCGTCATAGTCCACAGCCCACCAGCCGCAGGAGAACGGCCGGGAATAGCCCCAGTCGAAACTCCGGTATATCTTCCAGCCCGGCGGGATATCGAAAGGCTCTATCACATGCACCCAGCGCCGGTCACGCCGCAGGGTTTCGGAATCGTCCATGCACCCTGCCTCGACGGCTGCCGAGATATCCGGTTCGAGCCGCAGGTCTTCAAAGAATTGCCCCTCGAACACATCCCACTCGCCGTAAAGCCACGCCTTCCTGATCTTCGGCGGAAGCTTCTTCAGGGTGTTGATGTAGTCAGGGTTTGACTTCATCAGGACCTCGTTGTCCGTTACAAGCGCCTGAATGAAGCTGTAATTCTCCGGTATCTCATGCTCGTTATGCCTCTTGTCGATAAAGAGGCGCTTGAAATAGGCATGGCTCGGTCCGCCTGGGTTGAGCATATAATAGGTCCGGTTCGGGTATTTCCTCGGAATCTCAAGGCCGGTAGCCGGGTCGAAGTGGACGCCGCGCGTGCAGGCGTCGATCTTATCAATCCACTCTTCCAGCAGCAGACACGCCTCGTCAATGAACAGGATGTCGTATTCCGCGCCCTGGAAGTGGTCAAGATCAGACTCGCAGGCACAATACTCGAATTTGATCGTGCTGCCGTTCGGAAACAGGAAGATTCTCTCGCTCTTGTTGTACCTGGCGACGCCGTGAAGAATCGGGACCATCTTGTAGATGTAGTTGTTCCGCAGCTCGTCCAGCGTCTTTCTCACGATGCAAACCCGGATGCCCCGGAAGGCCAGGCAGAAGATGATTGCCATCCACATGGCGATAAAGCTCTTTCCGCCGCCTCGCGCGCCGCCGTATGCCACATAGCGGTGCTTGTCCTTCATGAAGGCTTTCTGCTTCGGGTTCGGCTTCGGCATGGTGATCTGCTCTGTCATCCGATAATCTCCGCAAGCTCATCCACATCCACACCGAGGATGTTGACGGAAACGCCGCTGTCAGATTCCGTGCTCTCCGCCTCGCGTCTGAGCTTGGCAATGCGGGCTTCCTGTTCTTTCTTGTCCAGCTCGTCCTTCTGATCGAAGACGCCGAGATGCTTGCACAGCAGTTCCAGGGCTTTCAGACGGTCTCTCGCTTTCTCGCTGACGTCAAAAGCAATCGCCTGAATCGCTTCCAGCACTTCATCCTGCGAGATAACGACACGGTTTTCGCGCTCCTGCTTCAGCTCCTGAAGGTATTTTTTAACCTTGTCATTTCTCAGCATCCGCGAGCCATTCTGAGCGGCCGTCGAATCTTTCTTTGTAGAGGGGTATGCAGCCTTATACGCCCGCGTCGCGTTCAGGTCGATCAGATATTCCTCGCAGAACCTCTTCTGTTTCTCGGTAAGTCCTGCGGCCAATCAGATCACCCCTCGCCTTGTGAATTGGCGGGCTCTGTGTCATCTTCCTCCAGCGCGGTAACTCTGGCATCCAGCAGCGCAATAGCGCCGGTCTCAGGCGTGTCCAAAGCAGTAAGCCTGGTGTTCAAAGCAGGAACAGCTCCGGTTGTTTCGTCATCCAGCGCGTCGAGCCTGCTGTCAAGGCCGTCAACTGCACCGGAAACCTCGCCAAGATCCGATCCGAGCTTGTTCACTTGCTTCTGCAGGTCCTTGATATCCTGCTCCTGCGTCTGATCGTGGGCCGGCTTCGGGTCCGCAAAGAAGTTTTCAAGGACAACGGCAATGTCGTCCGCAACGGTATACTGAACGCCTGCGGCGTAGATATGCTTCACGCCGTTAATCTCTACAATGATCCTGCTGCCTCTGTTTGTCGGCATGGTAATGGTCTTCGACATGATTGCACCGTCCTTGTTGAAAGAATCGAGACTGTGATTATACACAGCCTCGCCGTCATTATAGAAAGCGAAGACGGGGATGTTAATCCCCGCCCTCAAAATTTTTTATTTGAATTTTTCCTGAAGCATTTTCGCTATCGGGCATTCCTGCCATGCATTATAGCAGAATTTCCGCTTAAATCCGCTCGCGTTCCCGTTTTTCCCGTCCTTTGTGTTCTTAATCGTCCAGTTCGGGGCCAAACCTTCGCAGGTAATACTCTTGCGATCTTCCATGCGATAGAACGGGCAGAGGGCGGCAGAGCTTTCGTAATGCCTCGGCATGGCCTCACCTCACACGGTTGTATGTCTTGCGCGGATAATCCGTCTCAAACTTCTTCTGGCAAGCCTCGGTGCAGAAGTAAAGGACCCGTCCTTTTGTCTCGCTGTCCTTTCGCCAGTCTGTCTTCTTCCAGGGCCAGTCCCTCGTGCTCGGCGCGTTGATTTCCTTCCTGCACATATAGCAGGTCCTTTTATGCGACGCTCCGTATTTCATTCCTTCGCCTCCTGAATCTCCGGGTCCGGCTGCCCGTACAGCACATCGACCAGATGGTTGTACTCCCGGTAATAGGACAGCGGGATCGGTGCGCTGCTCTCGACCGCCCCGCGGATGTGGTCCTTGACCACGAAAAACTCTTCTGCCAGTTCAGCTCTGTTCATCTTTTGCCTCCTGTTTCAACCATTTCAATGCAGCTTCGTCACATCCAATATCGGGGAAACCGCATAGACCGCTTTGCTTTACAATGCACCCTTTGTAATCGCAATATTCATGGTCTATCATAGAGCCAATTAACTTTGCCAGTTCCTCATCTGACATCTCCCTGATCTTGTCAGCGTTTGTCTGAGGCTTTTTAACTCGTTCTCTATGCGGAAACAATTTTTCAAGTTCTGCTGTATCGGTCATGTTTCTGCCTCCCTCAATAAACAATATCCATTCCGAAATTCTTCTTGTCAGGCCATTCCCATTGCATAAGGTCTTGCCAGTTATCAATTCCCCATACATCAGCAAAGTTGTATTCTTCATCTGATATGCGATGTTCCATGAAGTTATGCCAGCTTCGGCATTCCTTTGCATCGAGCCGGTTGTCGCCGCCTTTTCTATGCGGGTACATCTTTGCTCTCATGA